AGTGATGTCGTACACAGTGTTGTTTTTAACATAATTTCTACCGCTATTAACAGTCAGCATTCTAGCTAAGCAGCCACCTCCACCAGCTTCTGCTGCATCAAGCAAGTCAGAACGTAGTGTATTATCATGAATACTATGAAATGTATCGCTAGTACCAAGAGCTAAACCAAACCATGTTACTAGGTTATATGGTGCCCCTCCTACTGTATTAAAAGGTACGAAGCCGCCAACCTCTGCTCCAGTTGTTACATCTTCCCAGCCACCAACAGTAGCTATACAGCTATCAGGTGTCATTCGTCCCATATCATTGTGAGATACAGTACAGTGACGAGATGCAACTAAGACTATCTGCTCGAAAGAAGTTATAGCGCCAGTCAGTCCTACTGTCTCTAATACTGAACCGTTTGTAAAGTTAATGTACTCAGAGTTATAGGCTCTTAGCCCGTTACCGTTATTTCGAGATATATTAACGCTATCAAAAGTAATATGTCTGCAGCTAACTACGTCTAACATCTGCACTAAGTGATTAGGGTAGCCCGCACTAGTAGCAAAGGTTTTACCGTTACCATCTATGGTGACATCTTTAATGAATATACCGCTGTCGCCAACTGCTGGATCAGTGAATCGAATCAACCAATCATTACCTGTACTCTGTGCTGGGCCGCTAGGCCATGTTGTCCAGTTAGTATTATTTACTAGTACATTAGCTCTGTCTAGTTTCCATGTACCTCCAATCCAGCTAAATCTTTGCTTATCAGTAGTTATCTGACTAAAAAGATATGTCGCCTCGGGGTCGCCGTTAACTCTGCGAATACTGTTATCATCATATATAGCTTGTATCGCTAAGCTAGAGACAACAGCTCCTGTAGCATCAACTCCATACTGTTCAGGAGTCACTACACCGTCATGATTTATTACAGCAGTGTTTCCGCCAGTCAGTAATAGCTTACCAAAAGTATCGCTAGTATCTCCTGCCCCTATAATGTATTTAGCTGCTCCATTATCTCCAGCTACTAAGCGACCTAATGTCTGAACTTCTTCTCCTGCAGCTAAAGCAAACTTCTGCATATTTGCCACAGACGTAAAAGGTTTATTAGGGTTAAGCCAAGCTACAGAGCCATCTCCTCCAGTAGGGACAATGATATTATAGTTATTATCTACATAGAACCCAGGAGCTGCTCCCGTAACTTTAGTGAAGAAGCCATTACCGCTATCAACAAGAGCTAAAGCTCCCTGAGAGTATAGAGTAATTTCTGTGCCAGCATAGTCTCGTACGCTCTGGTAGTTAGCTACATAGATATCAGTATCTCTTACATCTACATTAGCTGTAACACCTACAAAAGCTACAGCATAAATCTGCTCTCCTGCTACAGCAGCTTCAGTCAAAGCAAAAGAGGTATCTGTCTGCTCTATGTACTCAGTGCCTATAACAAGCGCACGAACACCATCTTTAGTAAGGTCTGCGTTTTGTCTGTATACTTCAAGAGCTCCAGTACCTACTGAATAAGCAAAGTCAGTTATGTTAAATAGCGTCTGGCCTGCTTGCGCTGTAAACCTCTGTGTCACTCTTTTAGTGTCAGTTGAAGTCTGCAAGACTGTTCTGGGCTGCCAAATATTAGCTTCAGGCATTAGTGTTCTCCTAGTATCCTACATCAGACAAAGCTGATAATTTAAGTTCCGCATACTCCTCAGCTACAAACTGTAACTGAGCGTTAGATTCATCTAACTTACCTATAGAGCGAAACACTCTTCTAGCTGCTTCGTGAATGATAGCGAAAGGAAATTGCTCTGCTACCCACGATAAATAAGCACCCTCTCGTACGATAGGTAATACATACGCACCTAGCAGAGCTTTAGAGAACTCAACCGAAGCTCTTATCTCTAGTACTCTACCTGCTACATATGCTATGTCTGTTCTATTAGTACCATAACTATCTAGTATCTCATCTACTGTTATTATAGCAAAGAAAGCACCTACGTCATCGTTCTCGTCTTCTACTCTGCGAAGATACTTAAGCGCACGGAAGTTAGAGAACAGAGAGATATAATCCAGACTCTGTCTAAAGTCAGCGCTATCAAACTCTATGCCTGTCTCGAATATATCCTTACTATAAAAGTCAGACTTATGAGCTTTTAAGGTAGCAGCTTTAACCGCACTCTTAGTTTCGTTAACAAGGTCTCGTCTGTTAGTTATCAGATAGACCTCTTCTAGTAGTTCATCGAATGTCATAGTCCTATGCCTATCTTAATAGCGACTCTTCTTATAAAGCTACTTATTCCGCCTAGTATAAAGTTAGTAGCAGCAGATAAAGTGTGCGATGCACTCATAGATGCTGACTGCTCTACTACTAAGCCTTCTTGTTGTGTAGCAGTGTGCGTCGCAGAGTAGCCTAATGTTTTACTTATCTTCTTAACTATATTAGAGTTTGCAAGATGAGAGAAAGATAAACCCTTCTTAATTAACTTAACTATACTACTGCTATGATTAGCTGTCATATTAGCTGAATGATGAAATGTAACTACACTAGATAATAAAGCAGTATGTACAGCAGTATAAGACAAGCTCTTCGGTGTAGTTGACCCACCACCAGTAGGTGCATTAACAACATAGCCTGCTGTTGTTGCTGTATCACCACTTACTGTCCAGTCTGCTGCTGCTATTGCTTCACTAACAGTTGTCGCCGCATCTCTTACAGCTAAATGGCCTATTATTGAGCCTTCATCTGCTGTGCCTAAGTCAGTCCATCCTGAAGGAGATCCAGTTATAACGTCAGAATCTATGCCAAGAAATGCTACTACAGTGCCATCGGCTGTTATCCCTGTTAAGGCAGGAGATGAAATTGTGGAACTATCAACAGTATTACCTGCAGTATCAAAAGCCTCAATAGGGTTTCCACTATCAAATTCACCAGCGGGCAAAACAAAAGAACATGAAGCCACTGATTCTGTACCGCTAGATGTAACAGTTAAGCTACCTGCTGGGGTTGTCGCACTACCTATAAAATACCACACACTGATTGTTGGATCAGAAGAGCCTCCAATATTAGCGCTATTTGCCAATATAGTAATCGTTTCACCGTTTGGGCCATCAGGCAATACCCCGTGTGTAACACTCCTCCTATCTGAAGAAATGTGAAATACTACTAAGTCACCTAAAGCATATGCGTTATAGTCTATATCTGGCCAAGGAGTACCAGCACCTGTCTGGAAAGCACAGTCAGCAGCTTCTATTAATGGTGGAGTTGCCACTAGTAGTCTCCGTCTAGCTGTGAGTTAACTGAAAAGTGAATTCTATCTTATCATTGAGAGCTAATGCTATTCCTGTAAAGTCAGATTTAAGCAGCATGCTACCTACAGTAGCTGCATCAAAAGCTCCTGCATTAGTAATAGTCTTAACTCCGTCTGCAGTGATAGTAGCAACGAATTGATTAACATTAGAGCTAGGCTGAGATTCGGCCGCAACTACTCTAGATTCAGATGCCTCTGTAAATAATGTGGTATCTCCTTTAGCAGCAGTACCTGCTCCGGTGCCCCAGCCTATATGCCAGTTAGCAGGAGCTGAAGCTGTACCATCGATGTAGTCTGTTACTAAGTTCTCACCTACATCAGAGAATATATCAGCCATTATAGTATCTCCTCTATATCGCCATTAGCACGAATAATTCGTATGCCTACTAACTCTGCAGACGACTTAGCAGCTACTTTTATAGGGCCTGTTAGAGCTCTCTTTTCAGGTCTGTTACTTACAAAGCATCTACCACGATTTACATCCGGTAGCATTGTTTCGTTTCTACGCCAGGCTTTAAACTTTTCCCACAACCTAATATACATTATATACTCCTAGTTTCTGGCTACCACATAGCTATAATAAGAGTAGCAGTAGTATCGGTACTTCTTATCTGCTTAACTCGTATAGGCAAAATACTGCCTGCAGGTACAGCTTTAAATATTACATCTATATCACCTTCATCGCCAGCCATTCTTACAGCTAAATCGCCTGTGCCGCCTACATAGATAGAACGAGTAAAGTCGTCTAAGTCCGTATCTGCCTTTGTTATATCCTTAGCATTAGCAGCAGGGGATGTAATACCTGAAGCTGAAAAATTAGTCTGATTTACCATGATGATTACCTATAAGTTATGTTATAGTAAGTTTAAGTTAGTTACCTGACTGCTGCCCGATAACTAAGTTAAGATTACTAGTCAGTGCTAGCTATTAATTAGCTACGTTACC